ATCTTTATAGCCGTACCAACCCCTCATGACCCGGCCTATGATGGCAGATATCCAACAGCACATTTACCCAACAAAGACTTTGACTACCAGATAGTAAAAGATGTACTTACAGAAACAAACAAGTATGTTAATAAAGATCAGTTAGTCGTTCTAATCTCAACAGTACTACCAGGAACTATCCGTAGAGAGTTTATCGATTTAATTCCTAACGGAAGATTTATTTACAACCCATACCTTATTGCAATGGGAACTGTAAAATGGGATATGGTTAACCCAGAAATGGTTATTATAGGAACAGAGGACGGTTCAATGACCGGTGATGCTAAGTTATTACTTGACTTTTATCATACGTTTATCACAGAAGGTACAAGATATGAAGTAGGTACTTGGGATGAAGCAGAAGGAATTAAAATTTTCTACAATACCTTTATTTCTACAAAAGTAGCTCTAGTAAATATGATTCAAGATGTTGCTGAAAAAGGAGGCAATATGAATGTAGACGTAGTTACAGGAGCATTAGAAAGATCAACGTACCGTATATTAGGCAAAGCTTATATGAAAGCAGGAATGGGAGACGGTGGAGGATGTCACCCTAGAGATAATATTGCATTAAGGTATATGGCTGAAAATTTAGGTTTAGGGTACGACTTATTTGATGCAATAATGAACGCTAGAGAGAAGCAAGCTAAAAACTTAGCAGACACAATAGTGTATCATGCTAAAGACCATAAACTACCAATTGCTATTCTAGGGAAAGCTTACAAACCAGACGTACATTACGAAGATGGCTCTACTTCTATATTAACCGGTCACTATATAGAACAACATTACCCAGAGAATTATAAAGTAACGTATGACCCGATACAACCTTTCAAGGCAGTGTACCTTTTAGGACATATGGGGAAACATCATGATTTTGACTTCCCTGATGGTTCTATTATTATTGACCCTTGGAGAGCATATCCAAAAGATAACGAAAATCTAACGGTTATACATTATGGAAATACAAGATTCTCCGACTAAATATTTTTCATTTGGCTGTAGCTATACTCAATATGGGTATCCTACCTATGCAGATTTTTTAGGACAGCATTTTGACATTAGAGAAAACTTAGGTCATTCTGGTGCAGGTAACAGATATATATTTCATAAGCTTGTAGCATCTATAAGTGTACTACAAAGAGAAGGGATCGAATTGACCGAAAACGATCTTATTACAGTTCAATGGTCCGGTTTACCTAGAGAAGATAAAATTCGTAGAGGAGATGTAAACTATCCTTGCGCTGGATATCTAGGATCACAGGGTTACTTCCCAGATGAATGGGTAGATGAATGGTTTTCAATAGAACAGAACTTTTTCGAATTAGTAAATTATATTAACATTACAAAAAGGTATCTAAGTAGTTTAGGGGTACAGTATAAAATGTTCTATATGATGGACTATAATTTAGAAGACTTTTTAGGAGAAGCATTCCAATACAAAGCATTCAATAAAAAATTTGATACTTTAAAAACCAGTGGGTATTTATCGGAGTTGACAAATGCACTTCCTGAATCTATAGAATCTGTAGAAACTTTTAGAATTAAAAATACTTTAGATAAAGAAAAGCCTTACGGTTATTCTTGGACTGATGAAAATGGCAATGTAGTAGTAAATGATGATACCCATCCTGTTCCATATACTCATTATGAATATGCTAAATACTTATCTTCTAAATTGACTAAAGACTTAATGGAAGATGATCCTAGAGATTATACTGAACTATTCGAATGGTGTGATGACCATTATAAAAAAGAAAATATTCAAAAAATGAGTCATTCTATTAATTCAGTTCATTTAGAGTTCGATAGATTCGGCATAGAGCCAGATAACTGTGAGAATTTATCAAGATACCGTAACCCCGGTATTACTGAGTATTTAAAAAATTATAAACCAATTATATAAAAGTTATGAGCAATAAAGTTATAGACATAGATAAAGATGATTTATCAAACCTAGAAGTACTTAAAAATAGAGGAAAGTTCTTATTAGAAGAATTAGGTCAAATCTCACTCTTAGAGATTACCTTAGAAGAGAGAAAAGAAAATGCTAAGGCATTTAGAGTAAAGACAAGAGATATGGAAAAAGAGCTAGCAGAGTTCTTAGAAAAGAAGTATGGAAAAGGAAATGTAGATCTAGACACAGGTAAATTTACCCCAGTTACTGTTTAAGGATATTCTTACATATTTATTAATGTAGAAACTTATGTTACTTTTAACTTACGGTTTCGATATTAATACGATATTTATAATAGTACTCAAACAACTTAATTAACTATAACATGGCAGAAACATTAATCTCCCCAGGTGTATTAGCAAGAGAAAATGATAATTCTTTCTTGGCACCCCTACCACTTGAAGCAGGAGCAGCTATTATCGGACCTACCGTAAAAGGACCAGTTGAAGTTCCAACATTAGTAACTTCATACGGTGAATACCAAAACAGATTTGGTGTCGCTTTTACTTCTGGATCAACTAAACAAGAATACTTAACTTCGATTGCTGTAAAGTCTTATTTCAATCAAGGAGGAAATTCAATGTTAGTAACCAGAGTAACTAGTGGTAATTTCGATCCTGCTACTAACTCAGTAATCTCAGCAGTAGACGGCGGTGCAGCACCATTCGAATTAGAAACTCTCGGTAAGGGAGCAATCTTTAACAATACTACAGGTTCAGGTGACCAAGGCGCTCTTAACAGCGACGGTTCATTAGTATCTGGATCTGATGATAATATTAGATGGGCTATCACTAACGTAAATCAAAACAAAGGTACTTTTACCTTACAGCTTAGAAGAGGTGACGATAGCACAAAAAATAAAATTATTTTAGAATCATTCAACGATCTATCTTTAGACCCTAACGATGAGAATTACATTGAAACAGTAATTGGTAATCAATCTAAAGGAAAGACAGTTGATTCAGATGGTTCAATCTACGTTAAAACGACAGGTGAGTACGTAAATCGTTCTAACTATGTAAGAGTATCTGCAGTAAACAGACAAACTTTAAATTACTTAGGTAATGATGGCGTAACAGTAGGATCAGATGCTAACGGCGTTGGATTCGGACAATCTTTACCAGTAGCTGGTGAAGGAGGATTCTTCGGTGGAGCTGGAGAGAATGTTACTGGAGGAAATTCTTACTTTGAAGAAATTGCAGAAACAACTCAAGGATTAGTAGCAACTGACTATGACGATGCAATCTCAATTTTAGGTAATCAGGACGAATATGTATTTAACATTATTTCAGCACCTGGATTACTATACAGTATCGGAGCTCATAAAACAGCTTTAGATGCAATTATCTCTCTATCAGAAACAAGAGGTGATAATATCGCAGTAGTTGACCTTAGACCTTATGAGTCTACAGTCTCTAATGTGACAGGTACAGCGGATACTTTAAACAGTTCTTACGCTGCTACTTACTGGCCTTGGTTACAAACAGTATCAAGCTCAGGTAGAACAGTATGGATTCCAGCATCAGTTGTAATTCCAGGAGTATATGCATTCACAGACGGAGCTGCAGCACCATGGTTCGCACCAGCAGGTTTAACTAGAGGTGGTATCGGTAACGTTATTCAGGCAGAAAGAAAATCCAATTGCTACATTCCCAGGAAGTGGAATTTCAGTATTCGGTCAAAAGACACTACAGAAGAAGAAATCAGCTTTAGATAGAGTTAACGTAAGAAGATTGTTAATCGACTTGAAGAAGTTCTTAGGAGATACAGCGAAGACTTTAGTATTCGAACAAAATACTACAGCTACTCGTAACAGATTCTTATCAACTGTTAATCCATATTTGGAATCAGTAGTACAAAGACAAGGTCTTTATGCTTACAAAGTGATAATGGATGAGTCAAACAATACACCAGATACAATTGATAGAAATCAATTAATCGGTCAGGTAATGATCCAACCAGCTAAAACAGTAGAGTTTGTAGTATTAGACTTTACAATTTTACCAACTGGAGCAACATTTGATTAAGAAATTTAAAAGTCGAATATTTATAATAAACAAAACATAAAATGGCAGTACTAGATCCCAACGAAATAATGTTTAGAGCTTTTGAGCCTAAAGTACAGAACAGATTCATCATGTATGTAGATTCTATTCCAAGCTTTATGATCAAAAACGTAACAGCACCTTCTTTCACAGATGAAGAAGTAAAACTAGATCACATCAATTCATACAGAAAAGTTCGCGGAAAGCGTAACTGGGAGAATATGGACATGACTCTATATGACCCAATTACTCCATCAGGAGCTCAAGCAGTAATGGAATGGGCACGTCTATCTTACGAATCAGTAACAGGTAGAGCAGGATACTCAGACTTTTACAAAAAAGACTTAACTCTTAACTTGCTTGGACCTGTAGGTGATATCGTAAGTGAATGGATAATCAAAGGAGCGTTCATAGTAAATATGGCACAAGGATCTTTCGACTGGTCTTCCTCTGATGTAGCAGAGCTTACTATCTCGGTAGCAATGGACTACTGTGTATTAAATTATTAAGATCTAGGAAAATACACATATATAGAAATAAAGGCCCCTTTTTTAGGGGCTTTTGTTGTTTATAAAATTTATTCTTCGTATATTTATTATTAAACTAGTTTTAATTAATAAAATTTATGGAACAATCAAAAAACAAATTCCCTAGTGAGATTGTAGATCTTCCCTCAAAAGGCATTTTGTATCATAAAGGTTCACCTCTATCATCCGGAAAGGTAGAGATGAAGTATATGACTGCAAAAGAAGAGGACATTCTTACGAATCAGAACTATATCGAGAAAGGTGTAGTTATTGACAAACTTTTACAAGCATTAATTGTTGACAAGGACATTAAATATAGTGACCTATTAGTCGGTGATAAAAATGCTTTACTCGTAGCAGCTCGTGTCTTAGGATACGGTAAAGATTATGAGTTTGAGTATGGAGGAGAGAAGCATAAGATCGATCTATCTCTCTTAGAAAATAAGGACTTTAACGATGCACTAGTTAAAGACAATGAAAACTCTTTTAAATTTGTTCTACCTGCGACAGGTGATGAATTAGAATTCAAACTAATGACTCATCAGAACTCTCTACAAGACTTAAGTATATGATTATTGCCATCAATGGTGATAGTGATAGAAAGACAGTTAGAGAATATGTGGACAATCGTTTCTTAGCGCGTGATTCAAGAGCGTTTAGAAAACATATACAAGAGCTGTCTCCTGACGTAGATATGAGATTCTATCCAGAGAACGGCCCTAAGGAGGGGGTGACCATCCCGATAGGGATATCATTTCTTTGGCCTGACGCCAACTTATAGGGTAAACCTATTTACACAAATTCATGAGATAGTATTTCATGGTAATGGTGGTTATGACTATGATACAGTATATAACATGCCTATTTGGTTACGGAAGTTCACTTTCCAAAAGATGAACGACTATTATGAAGAGCAAAATAAGAAGAATAAGAAAGCTTCTACAACACCTCAGAACATGCCAAAAGGCCCTAATATAAAAAAACCATCATATAGTACAAAGGCTCGCAAATAAAGCGGGCCTTAACTATTTATAAGAAATATAACCGCACGTGGCCGACGATAAGGACATAAAGAACGAACAGGAGTTAAATAAGCAGCGACAAGAAGGTATTGGATATATAGACCAAGCCAGAAAATTAGCTGCTCTACTAACATCTGAGAACAGAGCTATAAGTGAAGAACTTAGAGAACAGTTAGGTATTAGACAAAGGCAAAACGACTTTGATAAAGCCCTGCTAAAAGTATCTAGGCAAATAACTCAAGCCTCTGAACAAAATGCAGTTGCATTAGGTCGTTCTGGTGACTTAGCTAAAGCCCTACTAAAAGATCAAGTTACACTTCAAGATGCCCTCAGAGAAGCTGAGATAACTAGGATAGGATTAGCACCTAAACAAGTTGGTATTGCTCAACAACTAGTTAAAAAGAACCAAGAAGCGTTAGATATACAGGATAAGATTGATTCTATTCGTCAAAAAATAATAAAAGCAAGCGGAGAAGAAAAAAAATTACTAGAAAAAAATCTTCAAAACCAAATAGACACACAGGCATTATTAGAACAAGATGTTGCTACAGCAAACTCACTTCTAACTGCCGAAGGTCAAAAATATGCACTTTCTTTACAGTTAGCAAACCAGGCACAAAAAAATGTTAATGTAAAGCAATTAGAAGAAGCAGTACAAAATAGAATTAACGAAAGCATGGGTGTCACCGGTAGTCTTATTAAGTCTGCCAAAGGTGCAATGGACCAGCTTGGTATGAGTTCATTAGGCAATTTGCTTAACTTAGATAAAGCAAATGCTGAATTAAAAGAGCAGATAGACCTTATAGAAAGAGCTGCTGAAGTAAACGGCCAAATAGAATATAATGGTCAAAAAATGTCTAAAGCTATGGCGATTACTTCTGCCAAAGCTGGTGCATTTAAAAATATGCTTTCAGGAGCATTTAAATCTGCTACATCTTTAGAAGCCACAATAGGATTTACTCTCAAATCTTTATTAGCAGCTTCTGATACTCAAGCTAAATTCCAGAAAATGACTGGTATGTCTGCAACAGCGGCATACGGACTCAAAACGGAAATGGCAGCTGTAGCTAATTTATCAGGTTCAAACTTTATAACCTCAGAAAAGTTAGTTAAGTCTTATGCAATGATGACCGAACAGCTAGGAATGGCTGCATCTGCATTCTCTGGAGATACATTAGTCGATGTTACTTATATGACAGAAAAGCTTCACCTATCAGCTGAAGCAGCTACTCAGTTAGCTACAATGTCAGAGCTAAATGGTAAATCATCTAAAAAGACAAATAAAGAATTAGGTAAACAGCTTTCTACATTCAATAAGCAGAATAAGACGATGTTTAGTCTTAAAGACTTAATGAATGATATCGGTACTGCATCAAAAG